CAATGAAGTCAACGCTTCTGTAGCTTGTTGTTGGAATGATGAACTCTCGTTAACACCAATCTCAGATTGAACTGAATCAACCAATGCTGGTAATTCTTTAACAATCATGTCACTAACTTGTTCAACCATCTTCTGAATGGAATCGACCATATCTTGTGCGGCAAGAATAGTTTGTGACTTTTCTACTTCTTCGTTCTCTACAACGATACGTGCTTGTGGGCGTGATCTTAGTTCACTGTAATGTTGTGACAACGCTTGTTCCATAAAAACCAATTTCATATAACTTGCATTATTTTGGCTTTGATAAAACTTTGGTTGTTGTTTTGTTTCACTCATCAAACCGCGTACTTTACGTAGCATAGTTTGAGTTATAGGCATAGACATTCCTTCTACCTGGAAGGGTAGTTCAAAATGTTGCTTAAGTGCTTTAGTAGCAGTTGCTACTGGCTTATTATCAAAATCGTTTAGTTTCATAGTGTTATTCCAAGACTAGTATAAAGTATTTATCTTTTATGGCTTATTGTTACGGTTTTCTGTTAAATCTTTGCTTCTGCCAGCTATTTGATTCAGTTACGTAGCCTTCCAATTCCCTAATTATATTCTTCTTTTTAATTCTATCTTCATTCAGTTTAGCCAAATACATCAATTTATCATCGGTAACTTTAGACTTTTTGAACAAATTCTGATGTATGTTTATATCTACATCAATTGATACCAGCTTATTGTCCAATTCTGTAATTCTTCTTGCTTCGTACATTTTATTACGTTTATCAAATATGCACCAGCTTACTGCGTTTTTTAGTACATAAAATTTAGTATTAGCATTTGCAGTGTTCCCGGTTACTACGTACTCTTTCTGTGGATTTTTAGAAATTGTGTAGGCATTGAATAATTTGTAGCTCCCGTCGTTTTCCTGATATATCACTATATCTTGTAAATTTTGCAAAAGTTGCTGACTTACAAACTTTTCTATGCGTGTTTCATTAATCATATTGTGTAATCTTAAAATATATATTTTTGAGTTCGTCTGACGCATCTAAAAACTCGGGAAGTTTATCCCACTCGTTTCCTACTTTTAACATAGGTATACCATCACAATCATCATATAATGCACCTAGCTCAGATATGCCGTTATCAAATACACTAAGATGTTGTATTTCAAAATCAAAGGTCCAGCAATTGTATTCTTCACTATCTTGCTGTTCAAACAGAAATCCAAAGTCTTGAAACTCATTAAATTTAATTTTTATTAATTCAGGAAGTTTTAGTATTTCAGGTTGAGAACGTAGAGAAATAGCTTGCAAGATAGTATCAAAATTGCATTGAGTATTTCTTTTTAATAACCAGTCACGCAGTTCTAACTCTGGATCAGGTTTACTACGGTTCAACACTCCAGTATCGGTGATATCAAATAGTGTGTAGCAAGAAATTTTAAAACTCATACTGCTATTTAATAGCCGTAAAAAACCCGAGAATAAATCTCGGGTTGTTTCTCAAAACTAATTAGATTAGTTTGTGAATGTAGCTGTAGCCGCTGTTGTAACAGCATAACCTAAGGCTGCTGTCAATGCTACGTCAAGACTTCCTGCGTTTGTGAAGTCCCATGCGCCAACTGGATAGATAGCAAGTGCTAATGTATCTGTGTTGTCACCAACTTCAGTGAACTCGTACATCATAACTGTAGACAATTGCTCTATAGTTTGGAAAGCGATTGCAAGATCAGCACCAGTTGGAGTAGCCGCACCAGTGAAAGTAACTGTACCAAAAGCTAGTTTAGGACCAGCTGGTTGTACAGTTGCACCAGAAGTGATAGCATTAACGCCTGCGTTTGTGTATGCATCTGCATCATAGTTCATTAACGGTTGAAAGTCGCCGTTTACACGTGTAAATTGTGCCATTTTAAAATTCCTTTAAATATTTTGAATCCTACTGATTCATAATAATATTTATGCCTAATGCAAAAAAATCCAGGATTTGAGGTTATCTTCCGGCTAGATTTTGGCGACTAAAGCCCATTCTATCTACAAATTTGAGTCCGTTACTGACAAAACCCTCTTGGGTCTGTGTACCGTCTTGTAGATAGCCTTTGACAGGACTTGCTTCTGCGGCTTTATTGAGTTGGTCCACAATAGCCATTTTCAATTGATACAAACTAGCCCAGATAGTGAATGCTCCTACTAGTCCTGCTTTATTGGCTTCTAGGTGCTGAGTCAACTTTGCTCTCATAGCATCAGTCATTGGACGACTGTTGAAGTATTCCATAAAGCCATCTACTAAATTATTCAAATCACCAGCAACAATTTTTTTATTGATATAAGTTGTGAACAATCCTCTAAATGTAGTAGACGCTTGCGGTGCAGTGTTCAATAACTGATCCACAGCAGGACCATACTTTTTAATATCAGATTGTGCTTTGTTAACTAATTTACTGCTTATCTTTAGTTTAGGAGTGATAGGCATTTTAGCAGGGACAATAGCTACATTGCTATTATTTTTTAAACTACCAATGCCACCATCTAAGGGACTTGCTTCATCTGTGGTTGCGGCATTTGGAGGAATGAATTGATGTACAACAATAGCGGCTTGTTTGCCTTTAAATAATTGTCCTACTTCACTGTTAGCTTCAACTGTGTATGCGATACCGTTAGGATTTGCTTTGAACTTGTACATACCGTTTTGGTCTTGCAGTGGCTGACTGAATAGTAAGTCACCCCAATAGTAACCTTTACTTCTGTCTGACTTTTCAAGACCAGGCCAAATTTCTGCGATTAACTGATGTAATCCTGATCGGTCAACACCGCGGTCTCTATCGTACTGAACAAATTGCTCAGGACTGAACACTTGTCTACCTGATAAGTCTTTCTTATTGAACATATGTTTGTCCATAATACTAAATTTACCGTTATCACCACGACCAAAAATTAATGCAGGATATCCATCCCACTTGATTGTAACTGTTGCGGGGTTTTTAACTGTATCAACTGAAGCTTGGACTGCACGATTTGCACCTTGAGTACCATCTAAAAATATCAAATCTTCAGGATGGTCTAAGTGACCTTTTGCCTCTGCAACCACAGTAGACAACTGATCTATTTTGCTTGATAATAAAGCTAAAGATTCAGTTAAGTTCACTTTTGTCCCCACTTTTTATAAGTTTTAATTTTACTTTCAGCAGTTACTGCAGGCTTAGTAGCTGGAGCAGGTGCTGGCGCTGGTGCTGATGGAGGAACAAATGATGTGCTTGCAGGTTTTTCTTGCTTAGGAGCAGAAACATTACCGCGCAATTCTTTCATTAATGCACTGTATGCGGCTTTGTCTGCTTTATACAATTTTTGCAATGATAGTTTTACAATCTTTGTAAGATCGTCACCTGACTCTGCTGTTGTCATCTTATTGATAAGATTAATCATTTGAGTAGTAGCAGGTGCTATTTCTTCTGCACTAGCAGTAGATGGTGCTGTAGATGATGTAGCACCTGCATCTGCGCTTGTTCTACCTCTCAACGCATCTAAGCCACCAGTATCACCGGCACCTGCCTGAGGTGTAGATTGTGCATCAGTCGCACTAAATTTATCGTGCTTATAACCTTCACTATCTCTATATGATAGAGCATATGCCATATTACCTAGTTGGGCAAGTTCTTGTCTCGCTCCACGCTTCATTGGATTCATACTATTATAGTTTGCTTCTGCTTGGTCGGCAATTTGTTTCACACGATTAATTGTAGCAGGATCTACTGTAATACCCTTTGTATATTTTTTGAACATTTTTTGTAGATAAGAACTGATAGTGTCAGGGTACTCACCGTCTGCTTCCAAAATGCTTTCAAATATATTGTTTAGTTTATGATATTTTGCATCAACTACTTTCCAAGAATTTTTGCTTTCGTTTAATGCTACTAGACCTAAATCACGCCATGATATACTAACTGCTTCAAGCAACTTGTTAATAGCATATATTTGCCATGCTTCTGCCATAGTCTGACCGGCTTTAACTCTATTCATTGCAGAGTTAGCAAAATTAGCATCTAATCCACCACGCTTAATAACTTGCTGTACTGTTGCTACTGCATTATTCCATTCAGGATAAGATTTGCGGTCAGCCATAAAATTAACTAACTCTTTAGTTAGAGCCATCTTCTGTTGCGGGCTTGTAGCAGAATTTAAAGTTTTGGATGCATTTTGTACATAAGCATTTAAGTTCTGATTAGTCTGTTTTTGAGCATTTGCTCCTGCCGCTGCCAATGATGCAGGCCCGGGTGCTGTTGCGCCGGACGATGTTGATGCCGCTGTTGTTTTTTCCGGATCCATTGTAGGATCAATTCTATTATCGGGCCCTGCTGGTGTTGTCGGTGTTGTTGGCGTTGTTGGCGTTGTTGGCGTTGTTGGCGTTGTTGGCGTTGTCGCTTTATCACCCGGCTTATAAGGATCAGCTTTTTCTGGTTCAGGAGCTGTAGCTGGTTTTGGATTTACTAAACCAGCTTTTATACCTCTAGCTAAATCTTCACTAGCACGACCTATGAAGTCTTTAACAAACATCTCACTGGCCATTTTATCTTTAACACTGATCTTTCCGGAACCTTTGCTAAAAGGGTTGATTTTATCAGCTATCGTTTTTACGCCGGCTGCTCCGTAGTTACCTATAACGTCACTCATGTCTAATTCAGACAGTTGTGACTCGTTTAACTTACGGTTCTTTGTTCTTTGTTTAAATTCATTCAATTTCACGATTTTTCCTTAAAGATTTGGCAAATTTAGTTTGATCCTTGCTTTTGATAGCATGTAGCAATTTTCGTTCTAAAACTGCTGCCTGTTCAGGTGTGTAGTGATGATTAATCATTTCTAGCAGATTAATTGCACTAGTGATAATGTTGTGGCCACGGCTTTCAATGATATGATTTGTATCACGGTTATTACCGATAGCCTCTAATTCCTGTAGCAGGCTGCGAGTTTGTTTTTGCATATAATTATCCTAATAGTATTTATTCTAACAGCAATAATTATTTCTTTAATGAATTAAGCAAAGACTTCAGTTTACTACTCTGAACATCTGCTATAATACGCTTGTTTTCCGGTTCTATAATCTCACCTGTCGTTTGGTCAATAATAGGTTCTGACGATGATAATGTTGATTGTGGCTTTAATTTACTCATAATATCAGTCGGGCTAGGAGCAGGCCTGTACTTTGCTTGCTGATCCGCATATCCGTCAGGATCGCTATCACTAATACGCATTGTTTCAATGTCATAATCCAAGTCAATCTTCATACCTACACCAGTCGAACTACGTGACTTCATACATTGAATCTGATACTTTCCACGTTCACGCATACTACGACTTGTAAAGATACCAAACACGTTATCAGCAGTATTAATCTTACTGATACCACCAGCGATGTGACTATGGTCAAACTCAATCTCATCAACCGCACTACGATTTAACTGACTAGCTGTAACTAATAAGATTCCCATTTCTTTAGCTAAGTTACGCAATTCTTCTGCGACATACTTGTCTTTGATGAACTGGTCGTTAGGATTAACTTTAACAGATACAGGCATAACCAAGTCTAAGTAGTCAACCATAACAAAGTCAATCTTGATACCTGTTTGAATCTGTACCTCTTTCAAGTAAGCACGAATATCATTCACATTACTTTGTGCAGGCAATCCTTTAACACGATACTTACCAGACTTCTTACCTACCATCTTAACTTTAAGATCGGTTGTGTCAATATCTTTACGAATTGACTTTGTACCCATCTGTGTTAACATAGCATCAGTACGCAATGATGTTAGTTCTTCTGAAAGTTCTAGTGTGATATAGACTCCGCTCATACCTGCTTGTAACCAGTTCAATGCAATGTTCATCATAACAAGTGACTTACCTGAACCAGAACCACCTGCAAAAATGTTGAGTTCACCTCGGCTCATACCGCCATACAAGATACGATCCATCTGTGGCCAGCCTGTACTTACTTGTCCACCTGCATTGAAGTATTTGTTAATACGACCCTTAGGGTCAAAGAAGTAATCTGTACCCATGTCTCGTTGTAAGCTAATCTGCACTGCATCTTTGATTAGTTTTTCTACAGGACTAAAGTCACCTTTCTCAAGCAAGTCTGCCGCTTTAAGAATAGCTCGTTCTAGTTCTTGTCGTTTAGTAAATGATTCAAATGCATCAAAGAACCATTCATTGTGTCCTTCGCTCATTTCAG